CTAGACTTATACGTCTTACAATGGACTATGTTGCCTACGACTTCTGTGCCCTCTTTCTCTTTCTTCTTTGATAGGTACACGATGGTTGATGCAGCATACTTGAGTCCTGAACCACCACCCATTTCTTTCTGTGGGAACATAGACCCAACAACATCATAGGTGTGGTTAGTCATAATCATAGGCACACGCATCTTACCAAGTTTCAAAGTCAACACTCGGAAGGTTGCCTTTACAATCTGGGCACGGGTCATATCTTTTGTTTCTTTACCTGCCTCTGTATCTTCAATCTCTTTTGTGGTAGATAACATACCAAGACTATCAAGACATAACAACAGAGGTTTACCTTCGCCTGTTTGTTCGTATGCCTCTAGCACTTGTAGTGCCTGATAACGAAACTCTTGTACCGTTGTAACTGGCAGAATAGCCATTCGTGCGGAGTCAATGTCTCTTGACTCAATCATGTCCTTTGTGATTGCGGACTCTGATTCAAAGTAGACAACATTAGCGTCGGGGTCATTGTCTAGGAAAGTTTTACATACACCTAATGCGAAGAAGGTTTTACCAGTCGCACTTTCACCAGCAATTGCCGTAATTTTATTATTGGGTAGACCACCGTGTAGACTACCACTAACCAAACAATTGAAAATGTAACTACCAGTATCCACATACCCACTAACATCAGAGGCATCAACACCGTCAGCAACGATTGACCCATATTTATTTCCCGTTTCTCGGATTACATTCTTTAGAAAACTCATTTTTATTCCTCACTTTTTTCTCATAATATTTTTTATTCGCCCGTCTTGCCACTTCGGGATTTTCCTTTTGATACTTCTTACTTCTCTCAAGCATCTCCTCACGATTGGCAAGGTATCGCCTTCGGTGATATTCTTTTGAACCTATTGCGGCAGGACCTGTGCCTGTCCAGTTATAGTTTTTCTCACCAACTAATTTTTTATTTCGTTCAGATATCCACGGTGCCTTCTCACCATACTGAGGGTGTAACATATTCTTACCCTCATCATCTATTGCCCAACCTTCCTTCTCCAACTGTTCTTTAGATGGATAGGTTGTGTCTATATCTTTTGGGTTGAAACTCATACGAAATATTTATCCAATTTATTAGACTGACCATATTTGTAAGCATCTCTCCAACGATACCTCAACTTAATAATCTCTCCTATATTTTTTCTAGTGACTGATCCAGATTCTTTTACAAACTCTGGATACTTCTCAACTAATTTTCTATGTTCTTCATTATACATAGTCGCATCACGATACTTAGAACAACCACCATCTTGCCACCATTCGGACTTTTGTGTAAAGATATCGGACATTCTTATCTTATGTCCTCTAGTAAGAAACTCTATCTGCCACATACTATCCTGTCCTACATAGGTGTAAGTCCAATCTACGTCATCAATAAACTTTGATATCAATTCTCCGTTCATTGTAAAACCAGAAAACATACCCAAGTTGTCTTGATGTAGTTTTCCTAGTGGTGGTAATAATGTTTCTCTATGTCCGCATTGTATGTACCCATTATCCAACCAACCATTTAAAGTATCATACATTTCATCAAAGTCAGATTCTGTCATCTTTCTTTTAGAACCTTCCATATCAGATGAACCAGTTGTGTATTTTATGTTTCGTCTATAGAATACTAAGTCATCATCATACAAAGTAAATCTGTTTTTACCGACAGCATAAAAAATCTGTCTGCGTGTTTCAGAAAGTCCTATGTTATCACCAACGACCATGTATTCTACATCACGTTTATGTTTTGGTCTTTCATGCTCTTGTACAACAAACACAACTTGTTCTTTATGTTTATCTGGCAAGTTGTCAAAAGTAATTTGATTATCTACTCTATCTAATGTTGGAATGTATATTTTCATAAACATTCATCCATCATTTTTCTAAACATCTCATAGTATTCATCTTGACTAGGCAATATGGATGTGTAGTTGTTTCTTATATCATTTAGTTGTGTACCATCTAAAGACAGTATCTTCTCTCGTAAGTCCTCAAAGGTACTCACTCGTTGCCAGTCATCAATATTGTATGTGTTGTTGATATCATAGTCACCCCATACAAAGGGAACTAAACCGACAGATATTGCCTCAGGGTATCTTGATGTTGTTGCCGTTGGGTCTAACCAATTGAAACACAGAGTACACTTGGCACGCTCTATCATTGGGTACAATACTTTCCACTCTTTGATCCATTTGGCATCTCGTTTGACACCAGAAGGAAACCCACCAACTAATACTGTTGATATGTCTGGGTCTTTGTATAGTGCCCGAATAGTTTTCTCTCTTTGATTTTTTTCTGACGGTTTCATTCTACCCCAATAGGCAAAATCTTTGTCTTTAGGTGTGTCCATCATCATTGATAATGGGTTCTTCAATGTCTGTATGAAATGATACTTCATGCCGTGTATGTTAGCAGGGAAGTCAATCTCATCTATCGTATGAAAGTCACCCAGGGTAACATCTTTGAATGTGTTTTCTCTGTACAACTGTTCCGTATCACCGCGGTCTGATCGCCAGATAATAACTTTCTTACCTTCCATGTATGGGGTAAACTCTTTTACAAAGTTGTTTGAAGTTTCTAAATCTCTTGGGTCTACCTGCAATTCTCCGTGATATCTAAACTCACTATCAGATGGTATCACTACCACATCAGCATCTTTGAACACTTCTGGATTGCGTTTGGGTCGTTGTCGTTTATCAAACGATAGATTATAAGTATCGTATTCGTGTTGGGGGTTATCTTTCATCCAACGGACATAAAGCTCAAAGAAAGAATCCAACACAGTATCCAATGGACCTGTGTAGGTAACATTACTACGAATTCTTCCACAAACTATCTTCATACTATAAAGGATAACACAATTATCGGATGATGTCAATAGTATCTATGTTATTTTTTCGCCAAACTTCTAACTCTGTACGGAGTCGTCCATCTGCTTTGATACTTTCATATCTCTTTGTTGCTTTCTTCTTCCACCAAGTCACAATGTTTTCTAACTCATATTTTTCCCACTGGTCACTCTTTACTAACTGGTCTGTCTCTCCCAATATGTATTCACGAGTATTGGCATACCCATAATAACTTGTGTAGAACCTCTTTTGGGTAGTTACATTCTCCGTGTCCTTTCTGAACTGGACAAACTTATCATATGCGGCAGTGTTGTGTTGTTTCAAACTCTGTCCTATGATGCCGATCATCTTCTGTTGTGTTTTCAGTTTACGACTTGAAGCATTCTTTCTCACTAAAGGTTCACCTTCATTCTTTTGTTCAAACCATTTTCTCATCTCATGGTACATATCATCAGCAAATGTGAGGAAGAATTTACTTTCGGTGTCTCCTTTGTAACGCAAATACGGACGCATACCATCATACATACTGCCACCTTTGATGTTACCATACAGTGAGGTTGTCTCAAACAAACAAAACGGACCACCGTACTTCTGATTTAGAAATCTACGGACATCATGTGAACAACATATTGCTGCCATCAGTTTGCCACCAAGATAGTTGAACCCAAATGGTTGTGCCGGCACAATCACAAACCCCATGATGGTGCTTGCGTTGAAGTGTCTCATCTCCTCTAAGTTTTCTGTCTGTAGAGGACGACCCAACCATTCGTTTCTAGGTTTGGCATTGATAAGGGGAGATGCTAACTTGATGAACCCAACAATCTTACCTGAGTTCTTTTCTTGAACACAGAGTTTACTATTCTTGCCGGGTGGGTCATCAGGTGAGAAACTAGCAGTCATCTCTAACAGGTTATCAAATGTCTCACCTGTCCTACGGACAACTTCAAACTCCATATCTTGTGGGTGTACATCAAAGTTTTGAAACAAATCATCTTCGGGACCCAAACCAAATAGTGGTGTGGGCATCTCTTTGATGCGGTCCATCTTACGACTTCGGAAGTAATCATCTATCCGTTTGAAGTCGGAGAAATAATTCACCAGTTTATCGGCAGCCCAATATGTATCTTTCTCATCTAATATCATCCAAACAAACCTTCAAGTGTTGTTGCAGTTCCATAACTTCTATCTACTTGCCAACCGATGGAATCTAAAATCATTTCGATTGGGTCAACAAAAGATTTCTCAAATTGTTTATCTCTATCTATCTGTTCGTGTAGTCCAAACTCTTTTGGCAGTTCACCCATAAAAGCAATCACATTAGATTGTAGAATGTTAGGTGTCTTGAGCAAAAGAAATTTCAACTTCTCACCTTCTTGAATCAACTGATACTTATTAGTCAGTTTATGTTTCTTCAATAGATAATTGTATATCAACGCACCTTTGATGTGCATCGGTGTACCCTTCTTGAATATACTTGACTTGTCACCCCACTTTCTCAAACCATTTACTGATCTAGGAAATGCAGTTTCTTCTACAGGCAAACTCATAAACTCTTTTCTAAAGTTCTGAATAAACTCATTCACGGACTTCTCATCTTCGTTTACAATGACCTTGAAAGAATCTTTCATCTTCTGTCTACAGGCGTGTGGTGTTGATGACTTAACTGACTCAATACCCATAACCTTCAACTCTGGTTCAGCATATCTAACACCCTCGCTGTCGTGGACATTTAGAATGTATCTTTTCTTTGCAGTCCAGATACCTTTGTCAGCAATAACTTCTCTACCCATCTCCATCTTCTGTTCGTATGCGTGCATATACTCAAAGAGTTCTTCATAACACTCGTTGATAAAGGGTTGTATTTTTTCTTCTGCAACCTTATTCAAAAACTCAACAGGGTTGTTTGGGTTGACCTTATCAATCAGTTCTTGAAAACGAACATAGATAGAATCTGTATCTGATGCAATGATGTAATCAACATTATCTGTTTTCAATATTTCGTTTAGATATTTGTTTACTTTAGCTTCGATCCAACGAATAGATAACTGACCTGATGTTGTGATGGCAGTTGCCAATCGTTCATCATAGTATCTGAAATACTCATTACCCAAAGCACCATAAGCACTATTCAGAGCAATCTTTCTTGCTAACTGAATGTTATGATATGTTCCAATCTGATTGACATACTTTTGATCTTTAGTTTCTTCATACTTCTTTTTAGCATCTAACAAATAACCTTTGAACTTTGTTCTGTCTGTGTAGAACTTCTCCATCAACTCAGGTAGAAACCCTCGCACATCTTTTCTGAAACAAGCACCATTAGGTGTCACTGTTAATTTGTCACCAAGAATATCTGTGTCTACTTCCTTATTCAATAATTTGTTGATAGAAATAGAATTGGGAAACTGCTGTTTGATAAGAGTTTCTAGCGAAATATTGTATTGCATAATCAAATGTGGATACAAACTATTCAAGTCAAACGACATTATCCATTTGTGTTGGCCGACTTGAGGTTCTTTCACATATGCACCAACATACTTGGCACCTTTGGTGTGACTTCTTCTCTGAGGTATGATAATGTCTTTCTCTAGCAGATAGTTGTAGATGATAACATCCCACATACGGTTCTGTGAATAGACATCGTTGTAATTTATCTTTGCCTCATAGGCCATAGTAAACATCAACTGAATCATACCGAGTTTATCTTCTAGAGCATCTACCAACTCAACGTCTTTGATGTTGTAGTCAATAAACGATTGATAATCATTTGTGTACCACTCTTTGAATGTGTCGTATGGGTTGGGGTCTTTCTTTGTACCCAACTCAATCATAGAAATGTAATCAAGTGTATATGATTCTTGACTGGTGTATGTAAACTTTCTGTACAGGTCTAGGTAGTCAAGGTTAGCAACACCCCAAATGTTGTATCGTGTAATGTCACGACCAAAGGTAGATGTGTTCTCTGCCGACACAACATTCCACGGAGACATAGCGTGCATCATATCATCACTGAATAGATTTTTGATACGGTTACACATATAAGGAATATCAAAGAAGGTTGTGTTCCAACCTGTGATGACATCTGGTTTGACGTTTGCCATAAACTCGACAAACTTAGTTAGCAATACACGTTCATCATCACAATAGACAAACTCAACATCATCTCTGGTGTTGTTGTAGTCATAGATACCCCACACGATAATCTTCTTCGTGTTGTGGTTCTTTACTGTGACGGCAAGGACTTCTTCTTCTGCCTTTTGAGGATCAGGGAAACCATTTTCACTAGCGACTTCGATATCAATCGTGATCGTTAGAATCTTCTCTTGATCCCATTCAACAAGACCTGGATAAGTTTCAGAAAGATAACAATACTGATATCTCTCCATACCAAAGATGGTGCCTGGTTGGTCTTCGTAATTTTTTAGAAAGTCACGAGCCTCTCTCATGCCCGCCAACTGAATAGGTTTTAGGCCATGACCGTCAAGGGTCTTGTATGCTGTCTTTTCCTTTGTTGGGGTAAAGAGAACTGGTTTGTATTTTACAGAACGCTGCACTCTCTTGCCGTTCTCGATAGCACGGACAAGAAGTGTGTTGCCTTTCTGAATT